CTTAGTAAATCCTAATTATTCATATAATTCCAGTGCTGTTGATCAGGTAATTGATTTTTTAAACAGTTTATATTTAACGGAGCAAAAAAATAAAAAACATTTTACGTTAGAACCGTGGCAAACCTTCATTATTTGTAATGTTTATGGTTTATACAATAAAAAGAAAAACAAAAGAAAAATAAAAAATGTCTATTTAGAACTGGCACGTAAGCAAGGCAAAAGTTTTCTAGTTAATGGATTGGCTATGTATGAATTTATTTTCTATGATGATGCTGAAATTGTTGTCAGTGCTAACAGTAGAGAGCAAGCCAAACATACAGATTTTAAAATCTGCAAAAACTTTGCTTCACAATTGGATGTGAAGCAAAAACACATTAAGCATTATTACAATTCATTAAAATTTAAAAATTCAAACCTTATTGTTACTGCTTCAGATAGTTCGAAGCTAGACGGGTTTAATTTTTCGTTCGCCATAATAGACGAATATGCGCAAGCACCCGATAATAAAATGCTAAGTGTTATTAGAACTTCAATGGGTGCGAGACCCGAACCATTAGTAGTTATAATCACAACCGCCGGATATGATTCATCTTCGGATTGTTTTCAGCTTAGAACATACTGTACAGACGTTTTGAATAACATTATTAATGATGAAAGTATGTTTTGCATGATCTATACATTAGATGAAAACGATGATTACACCGACCCAATAAACTGGATAAAAAGTAATCCAAATATTAACGTCAGTATTTTTTCTGATTTTCTTGAAACAGAAGTCAACAGGGCGAAAAATAGTGAAAGTGAAAAGGCAGGAATATTAGTAAAAAATATGAATATTTGGACTAAATCCAACACTCAAAAAGATTGGATAGACGAAAAATATATTATTAATTCATTTAGCGATATTAAATTAACGGATGAAAAATTCAGGGGTAAAGATTGTTGGATTGGTATAGATTTAGCTTCTGTTAGCGATATTACGGCAGTATCTTACTTTATTCCAGTTGATGATATTTATTATTTTATTAACGAGTATTATTTACCAGAAGATAATATTAACAGTAATATCAATAAAGAATTGTTTAAAATAGCAGCCAATAACGGTTATTTGAATATGACCAGAGGCAATGTTTGCGATTATGATTATATTCTAAATGACATTTTAAACAATTCTAAATTATTAAATGTTAATTTAGTGAGTTACGATAAATGGAATTCTATACAATTCGCCGTTTCTGCAACTGATGCGGGTTTGCAGTTATCACCATTTAGCCAAACAGCAGGAAATTTAAACAAACCTATAAAGGAATTTGAAAGATTATTACTCTCAAATAAAATAATTATTCAAAAAAATTCATTAACAAAATGGATGTTTGGTAACGTCATTTTAAAAATTGATTCAAAGGGTAATTATTCAATTGATAAATCCAACAGGAATAAAAAAATTGACGGTGTGGCGGCAATGTTAAACGCAATGGGTGCTTTTTTAGACAGTCCTTCATACGGTTTTAATGTTTGGTAGAAATTCTAATATTTTTTCATATTTTTTTGTATTTGTTGTAAAAACAATATGAGTTTTCTAAATAGAATTTTAAATATTAAAAATACTAAACGCGAATTTACTGATGACGCATTTCAATCACCACTTTTAGGTACGTTAAATTTTAACACTGCTACCAATTACAGCACAAGTCACGCCCTTCGCTTGTCCGTAGTGTACAGATGTATTAATTTGGTGAGTGACTCAATCGCAAGCTTGCCTTTAGTTCCTTATACCTATAACGGCGAATGGAAAACAATTGACTATTCAAATAATATATATAACCTTCTAAATGTGCAACCAAATCAATATATGGGTGCGTTTAGTTTCAAAAAATTATTAATTACCTCAATGATTCTAAAAGGTAATGCGTATGTATACATTGAGCGAAATGCAGATTTTAGCGTAAAACATCTTCACATAATTAATGCCGATACTGTTGAAGTTATGATTATTAACGCCGAAAAAAAATACAGAATATTAGGTTCAGAAAAAATTTATGATGATGCTGATATTATTCACTGCATCAATTACAGTCAAACGGGCTTATTAGGAATTTCAACATTAAGTTATGCCGTAACTTCTTTGGGTATTGCAGCGGACAGCGAAAGACACACCCATAATTTTTTCAAGTCAGGTGCTAATTTATTTGGTTTACTAACAACAAAAGCAGGTGTTCCAGCAAATGCAATGAATGATGAAAAGGCCAAAAAAGCAAAAGAAAATTTTACCAAGGCATTTTCAAAAGATTCAACAATTAACGGCAATTATGGAATTGCTGTAATAGATTCAGCTTTAGAATATCAACAAATTAGTATTAGTCCAAAGGACTCACAATTATTGCAATCGCGGGCGTACAATGTAGTAGACCTCTGTCGGTTCATGGGAATCCCTCCGGGAATGGCTTTTGACATGTCCAGTAAATACACTAATAGTGAACAGCAGCAATTGGATTATCTTAATAATACATTACAACCAATAATGCAGAAATTAGAAAATGAATTTTTTCGCAAATTATATCCACAGGCGGTTTGGGACAATTCGGAGTTAAAATTTGACCCTGAAAACCTTATGAGAGTAGACCTCACAGCCTATGCAGATTATCTGACTAAATTGTCTGGTATTGGTGGATTTACCCCTAATGAGGTTAGAGAAAAATTAAATATGAAATTCCCATTGAAAGGTGGAAACCGCGGATTTATCGCCGTGAACTTGCAACCGACTGATAACCTTATAAGTGAACAAAAAAATACAGTAGATAATTCAAAACAAATTGATAATAAATTAAAATAATGGAAATTAGAAAAAATAGTCAGGAATTAGAAATAAGATATATAACAGAATTACGTGCTGACGTTTCAGAGGGCATTATTAGAGGTACTGCAATAGTATTTAACAGTGAATCTAAGGATTTAGGCGGTTTTACTGAGATAATTAAACCGGAATCAATAACTAAAGAATTTTTAGATCGTCAGGATATAGTTATGTTATATAATCATAATGCAGATAGTGGAGTATTAGCACGTTCTAAAAACGGCCGGGGTTCGCTTACTTATTCGATAGATGCCAATGGCGTTAATTTCGAATTTAAGGCAAAGAAAAAAGATCAGGGCATTGTTGAAAGTATTGCAGCAGGTGATTTAGATAGTTGTTCTTTTGCTTTCAGAGTGACCCAAGACGGGCAAAAAATAGAGAAAAGAGAAAACGGAATGCTTTTACGTACTATAACGGCTTTTGAAAAACTTCAAGATTTTTCAATTGTAATATTTCCTGCTTATACTGAAACTTCATTAAGTTCAAGAAAATTAGACGAATTTAAGGAAATTTTGAAAATAGAAAATGATGATGAAAAAAAACAAATTGAAAATGAAATAAGAAAAAAAGCGGAATTTGATATTTACTATCAGGGTTTAGTTAGAAAGTATTTAAAATAAATTTATTATCACATAAATTTTTATTGAAAATATTGTATTTGTTTAAAAATAATATTAGAATAATTATAAATTAAAATGACAAAAGCTGAAATTTTAAATAAGATAACAGAAAACAAAATGATTAAAGCTGAAATTCTTGACAGTGTTAAGAAAGAAGCTAGAGAGATAACAAACGTTGAACAGTTAAAATGTGATACTGCAACAGATGAAATCAGAAATTTGGAAAAACAAATAACATTTGAAATTCAAAAACCCGAAATTAAAGTCGGTGAAGATCGTAAAATTAAACAATTCAGTTTAATTCGTAGTATTAACGATTACGTTGAAGGTCGACAAGCTAGTGAATCTATGTTAGAACAAAATGAAATCGGAAAGAAAGTTTTTAGCGGTTCTGGTGTTGATTATAAAGGCCAAATTCTTTTAAGAATGGAAGACATGTTTGCAGAAAAACGTGCAGAAATCGTTGCAGGTACTCTAAACGCAGGGCAGGAAGTAATATCAGAGGATAAATTAGGTTTGATTTTGGGTTTACGTGCGCAATCTATTTTATTTAAAGCAGGCGCACAATTACTTTCAGGCTTAAAGGGTGACGTTAGTATCCCTACTTACACAAACTCTACAGTAAATTGGAAGGGTGAAACCACAATTGCAACAGACGGTGCAGGTTCATTCGATGAAATAACCTTAAGTCCTAAAAGGCTTGCAGGGTTTATAGATGTGTCGAAACAGTTCTTAAATCAGGACTCAATTTCGGCAAATCAATTGTTAATGGATGACTTAAAAAATGCAGTTATTGCCAAATTAGAAAGTACAATCTTTGGTGCAGCTAGTGGAAACACTACACAGCCAGCAGGTTTATTTTATGGTGCTTCTTATACTAGCACTGGAACGACTACATTTGCAAAGGTTGTTGCCCTTGAAAGTGCTGTTAATACAGCAAACGCATTAATGGGAAATATTGCTTATGTTACTACTCCTGCATTAAAGGGTATAATGAAGACCACGGCCAAAGCAAATAATGCGGCTATATTCGTACAAGAAGCAGAAACCGTAAACGGTTATCCTGTTTATACTTCCAGTGCTGTTGCCAGTGGAAAAATGGCTCTAGCCAATTGGGCAGATTATATAGTTGGAAATTGGGGCGGAATCGATCTATTGATTGATCCTTACTCTCAGGCCATATACGGCAAGGTTAGAATCGTTATCAATGCTTATTTTGACGCTAAATTAAGACGTGCAGCTAGTTTCGCTTATGCAAATCTTTCATAATTTAAATATAAATTTAAAAAAAAGGGTGAATGAAAATTTCACCCTTTTTTTTTGTATTTGTATTAAAGATAAAATGAATTACACCAATTTAGAATTTTTCAAATATCAACTAAATGAATTTTCAGGTGATACTGTCAACGATAAAATAATGACACAGTATTTAAACGTTGCGGAATTGGCTGTAAATATATACTGCAACGGTGGTTTATCTGGATATACAGATATAACAGGAAGTACTGCAATGCCAATTACGGTAATTCAAACAATGTATTTACTTGCAACGCATTTTTACATTAACAGAACGCCCGTGAGTTTTACGCAAGCAATAGAAATACCTTTCACAATTCAATTTTTGCTTGCTCCTTATCGCAACCTAGTAATAATATAAAATGATAATTCCCGGCAATTTAAGATATACGTTAATTTTTCAGGAATTAACATTAACAAAAGACAGTTACGGCGCAGAAACTTCAACCTATAAGGACAAATACGTTTTAAAGGCTGAAAAATTGAAATCTACGGGCAATCTAACTGTACAAAACATGGAAATATTTGACAGTAATAGAATGCAATTCAGGCTTTATAACCGACCAATAAAGAACAATTTTCGGGTAATATTTTCCGGTCAAAAGTACAATATAACTGATATTGATGTAAATCAATTCAATAATGAGATGATTGTAGAAATTGAATTAATTAACGAATAAATGAACGGAACAAATTTAAAAATTGAA